CCTCTTTCTCTGACCAATAAGTCTTGGAAGTCTGCGGCATCCAATGTGGTTATTTGGAAATTCACGTTCACTTCCTTGCCTGTGGCCATTTTGTCTATTGGTATGATGTCACCATTGGTTTTGGGGGTGAACACCTCCGCACCCGCTTCCCCAACCAAAAACGGTGATCCACCAGTGACTGCACCACCTGTTCTTCTGCCACCATATTGTTGTGATCTGATGGCATTGACTCTGGCCATACCTGAAGCAATAGCGGCCGCCGCCGCCGCAATACCCAATGCTGGTCCCACAAACGGTATTGGTGCCAATGATGTGTAAGCCGATTGAGCGGCTTTGTATGTGTCCATAACTGTTTGAGCTATGGCAAATGCTTTGTAGGCCTGGAATGCGGCTTTGTTGTGTTTGGCTAATTCTTCAAAACTGCTGACAGCATTGTCTAAAATAAACTCAGCTTTTTCTCTCTGAGTCATCATTTCATATTCAGCAAGGTTTCTAGCACCTTCTTTGCTTAGACCTTGTGATTCTAATTCTTTGGCTCTTCTTTCTTTGTTGAGAGCTTCAATCTCTTGATTGGATTCCATGTTGATGATAGCTCTTCTTTTATTGGCTTGTTTTTCAGTGATTAATTTTCTTTTTTCAAATTCATCAACTTCTGCCAATGCTTTTTTACGATTTTGTTCTGCTATCTGTGCCGGTAATAAAGCCTTTTCATAAAGATCCATGTCTGATAGATCTTCTAATTTTTTAATGTAATTTTCTAAACTTTGATTTGTGAGTTGATCCCACAATGAAATTTGTTCTACCAATACGCCATTAACACCAATGAATCCTAAATCTTCAAATGGCACACCCATCAAACTGTCCCAATAATTATCAACAGCCAGTTTGCCTCTTTCTAATTCATCATGTAAATCTTCTATTGCAGTTAGAGTTTTTTGATAATTTTCTGTTTCGCCTCTGTCTCTTTCAGCATCAGCTATTTCTTCTAACAATTCAATTTGCTCTTGTATTTTTCTGTTTTGATATTCTATGGCTTTAACAACATTGATACCTTCATCTTGAATGGTGTCAAATGCTGTGTCACCTGAGTCTTTCAATTCACCAAATTTTTTAGATATTCTATCTAGTTTTCTAGTTAAATTATCCATTTCAGTTTCAGCACCTATGGCATCATCAAACATGCCAAAAAATTCTGCTAAGGCAACACCTGCCGCTACCAATATACCCAAAATATTTTTTCTAAACACTTTGTTGAAATTGATTGTGGCCAATGCGGCTCCTCTAATTGCAATGGCCAATGCCTGAAATGCTCTCACTCCAGCAAATGCCAATGCGGCCATGCCCAATGCTTTGAAAACTCGGATGTTATCAACCATAAACTCAATGGCACTGCCAGCCAATTGCACTGCTGATCCTAAACCTTGACCAATTGCCACCATGGCTTCTTCATTGGCCACAATAAGATCAGTCATTTGGTTAACAACATCACTCAATGCATCTCTAAATCCACCTTCACCAATTTGATTCTGTGCCAATGAAACAGCAATACCAAAGTTGGACATTGCAGTTGACAAGTTGTCTAAAACATTCTGTGTGGCACCACCATATCCTTCTTGAATACCTTTTTGTAATGCGGCTGTGATTTCAGCGGCACCTTCTGCTGTTTTACCATATTCGGTGATCTCTAATCTTGTTAGACCTATCTGTTCTTCAAGTATTCTAAATACCGGAACACCTCTGTCTGCCAGTCTGTTAAGTTCTTGTAGATTCAAACCACCTGATACTGTTCTAGCAAATAGATCAGTCATGGCTTCAAGTGTGCCAATTTGATCTGTTGTGATAGCGGCAGTGTCTGTGAATGTGTTTAATAGTTCTTCAGTGGGTTTGATACCAGAAGCCTGTAGTTTAATATAAGTTTTGGTTAAGTCTTCTACTGAAAATTGTGTTTTGGTTGCAAATTTTGTGACAAAGTCAAATGCTTTGCCGCCTGCTTGTGCAGAGCCAGTCACAGCGGCTAGTGAATCATTTAAATCTTCAAATCTAGCCGATGTTGCTATTATGCCTTTAGCAAAAGCGCCGGTGGCCAAAGCGGCACCAACACCTATAAGTGTTTTTTGTAAAGAACTGAAACCTTTATCCAGTTTACCAGTGGCTTTTTCAATATCTTTAACTGTGCCGGTTGCTTGATCTACACCTCTAAAAATTATGTCTTGTATTAGACCTGCCACTGTTATCTCCTTTTAGCTTTAGCAACATCTTTTTGCTGTTGCTTGTTCTTTTGTTTTATGTGGGCCATCCACAGTTGAAATTCTAACATGGACATCTTCAAAACAGTATCTAACGGTTGTTTTAGATAATCTGCTAGGGAGATCATGGCTTTGAGATCACTGTCCTCGTTTAGTTTTTTTCAACTTCCTCCTGGCTCACGTTGTTGGCATTGTTTAATTTCGTTGCCAATCGCACTATAACATTTGGATCACACTGTTGCATCAATTCAACTTTGTCTGTGTTTTGAAACAATCTGTTGCCATCTTGGTCCAAACTTTTTAACACAATTGATTCCACAAGTGCTTCAGCTGTTTTACCTTGTGCGGTAAGTGCCATTATTCTACTTTCAGTGGCCATGTTTGCTGTGGCTCTGTAGTAGACATCTGCGTCCCATTCTTTCACATGATATTTGAAAAGATCGCCTGTGATCTTTTGTTTAAAATGTGCCAGTGCTTTTTGTTTCACTGTTTTCGTATCCGTATCAGTCATCGTCTTTTTCTCCTTTTTCATTATCTTGAAAGTCTTCCTGATTGTAGCCTACCTGTTTGTGAATATCTTCTATCCACTGACCTGGTAGTAGGTTTGATTATACCCTTAGGGGCTTGTTTAGATCGACCTTTTTCTAATTGATCAATATAAGGCACTGCATTTTTCACTTCAAACCCGCGAGCAGTTCGCCGTTGATTCCATGAATCTCTAGCTCTACCTGATCTTACAGGAGTGTTGGATCGTGCAGACTCAAAGGTATGTTTTTGCACTCGATCAATCAATTGACCAATTGCTTGTTCTAAACCTTTGAAGTTGGCCTTGGGAACCAATCTAATTGATATCATAAGGACTAGTCCTTATGTGATTGATTCTGCATCATCCATTGTTAAGTCGCCAGTTCCTTGTGCCGCAAATGAAGCCTCAACTGCGCCATCAACTGAACTTGAAACTGAGAATGATGTCATAATAGCCGAACCTGAAAATGCTTTACCATCAGTTGCACCAACACCAGCTGGGTATACTTTGAATGAAAGAGCAGTGCCTAAACCGCCTTCATCTAAGCCACCTTCTAGTGCCCCTTGTGCTGTGTCGTCGCCATCAAAATAGATATCACCTGAAATAGTGAATGTTGATAAGCCTGGTTTGTATGATCTTGATACTGCTGTTGATGAACTACCTGCGGCTTGCATAGCAGTTACTTCAACTGTATCTTGTGTTTGGTCAATTGTGAATGATCTTAATTCAGCCACAATGTCTGAACCAATTTTAATTAGGCCAGCTTGGCCTGTAAATGTCGCCATTTTCTATTCCTCCGAATTAGTTTGATCCTGTTCTATTGATTCAACTTGAATTGGATCACTTTCAACTTGAATATCTTTGATTTTGGGTTTTTTGGATTGGCTTTTCTTTGGTGAGTTTTGGTGTTTCAACCACTCACTGAAAGAAACCAATCGAATTTCACCGTCAATCTCAATTTTTCTTTTTGCCATTACGTTGTTCCTCGTGTGTATTTATATAAAACTTGATAATTTATATCAATTCTTGCAACAGGAAACTGATCACCTTCGTCTGTGGTCACATTGGTGATCAAACTGTTCATGCACAGATTGTTTCGCTTACGATCTACTTCCAATGCTTCTTCTATGGTTTCAATCAGTCTGTTTCGCTCTGTGTCCATATTGAGTTCACCTTCTGCTTTAACAAAGCCTGTGATGGTGTAGTCAATTCTACCAAATCTTGATGTGCTGGAATTCATGGATTCGTCTGTTCTGTCTTCTTGTCCTGTTCTCACAAACACAGCAGGATACTGTTTGTCTGATAGATCCACTGTGCCTGAAGGTTGTCTAGTCACAAACCTAATCTGCACAGGATCTGTGGCCGCTTCCAACACTGCTATGATGTCATTTGCTATGTTTTCTCTAACTGATGCCATTATCTAACCAATCTTCCATAGTGAACTGGTTGTT